ACCAGCCGCTCCAGAACGGCCTTTCGCTGGCAGAAATGGAACGCATCTCCCGGTCTGTCTACCTTGCCCAGCACCAGGAGCTAGTGCCCTTACTGCTCAAATGGAATTATCATGGCTGGACTTCCCCGCCAAAGTACCTGGTCGAAGAAATCGAGAAGCGACAGAAGGTAGGAGCGCGGTGAAGTACCCCAAAACCAGTCAAAAGCTCGGCGCCTATGCCCTGGTGGCGTTCTTTCTCACGCCTATCGTGATCCTCACAGCGATGATCATCGCGGATTTTGTAAGGTGGCTAATCAGGTAAAGAAGGAGGGCATCCCGCCATGCCTCACCTAAGCAACTTGTATCCCGATCCGAAGTCTCCAGAGGCTCAGGCTGCCGGCCATGAGAATGCAAAGGATACCCTGGTCGATACCAAGACGATCAAGGGTGTCTCGTACAAGATGTACAAGCGGGCCGATGGCTCGCTCTACGTCGTCAACGGCGACACCGGCCAGAGCCTGGAGGGCTCGTTCGCGGACAACGACCTCGGCGGTACGGGCTCTTCAGGCGGCTCAACCAAGCCGCCCAAGGACATCGTTTACAAGGGCACTAAGGCTTACCGTGAGGCCGCGAACGGGGCGCTGACGCGCACGCCCGAGTATGACCTGGAGCCGGAGGAAGCGGCACCGGTTGCCCGCAAGCGCACGAAGCTCGAAGAGACGATGGACACGATCTCGGCCATTAAGGGCACACCCTCCCAGGGCCGGGAAATCCAGGTGCCGGGGCTTGCGGGCCAAGGGATCGATCCATTCGCCACTGGCACGCCGGGCACGATTGGCCGCACGAACGCGGGCGACCGGCAGGTCATTGGGGCCGATCCTTCGAAGAACATCTACATCCCTTCATTCGTGGCCCGCATCGACCCGGATACGGGCAAGGGGTATACGGCGGACGGCACGCCGGTTGAAGGCAACACCTCGACGGGCTTCGGCGAGATCATGGACGCCGCCTGGATGCGCCGGAAGGCCATCGAGTATACGGGCATCTCAGGTGGGCAGCGCGGCTACGATTCTTCGATACTCGGCCAGGCCATGATTTCACCGCGGAACATGACGGCGGATCAGATCGCTTCCGCAGCCGAGCTGATCAAGTACCTGAGGCCCAGGGTGCCGGCTGAAATCACCGACCCTAAGAAGGTAGCCGCGTACTTGCAACGCATGCTGGCCGAGGCGGGCATGACCGTTGACCCGCTGGAGGACCCGAGTTTCCAGGGATACCAGAATCAGCTTTACGGCCCGCCCAAGAACCAGCGGGGCGAGGTCGATCCCTTTGCGCTCGAAAAGATCGACCGAGAGGGATTGCCGTCCTTCGCCTCCGGGGGCAGTGCGATGGTGGACATGCCCATGGAGGAGAAGATGCGCCGCATGATGGGCGGGATGCGCTCGTTTGCCGAGCCTGGCGCGGTCGAAGTCGAGGCCCTGCCGGCCTGGCTCCAGGCCTTGCTCCAGGTCCAGGCTTATCGATCCGGCCAGGCCGCGAGTCCCTTCCAGGAAGGCGCCGTCACCTCTACAGGTGGCTCTTTTGCACCGTCCGCGCCGCTGACCCCGGCACAGGAGCTATCGGCCTTCTTCAAGCGCTTCGCCCAGCAAGGCCAGGGAGCCGGTGGAGCCGGACAGGCTACGGCGGGTTACCCTACTCCCTCGGGTTCCGCCCAGGGCCAGGTGAGAGGCGGCGGTATCGACCCATTCGCGGCGGCCCCTGGCTATCCCGCCCCCGTGGCTGACGCCTTTGGCCGCGCTATGGGTTACGAGGGGATTCAGGCCCGGGACTTCTACAACCTCGACAACCTGCCCAGCTTTGCCCTGCCGGGCTCGATGCAGATAGGATCGCCGGCCACCCAGCAGAACCCACAGATAGCAGCCTTGATCGCGGCCCTGGGTGGCTCTCCCGCGGCCTCGGCCTCTTCCGACATTGAGGAGCCCGCTGCCCCGTCTAGGTCTCCCCAGCAACGGGCCCAGGCCACCGCGACCTCGAATCCCGCAATCATCGGCCAGGACCCTCTGCGTAACACGCCGGCCATGCGGCTGCGGACGGCCCTTTCTCAGCCAGGCGGCATGGATAGCAGGCTTGGGGCCTTCCCCGCCGCGAACTGGAACGAGCTGCTTGACCTGGTCTTTCCAGGGGGCGAGACACCGTTCGCGGAGCCGCTTGAGCCTGAGTCGGAACTGGACCGGCCGCGAGGCAGGGCAGAGGCTGAGGCGTACCGAGCGGCCAGGGAGCAGCGTGAGGAGGAGCGGACGGCCCAGTACCTCACCAGCTTCTTGCGGTCGAACCCGGACCTGTCTACCTTCAGTTGGCGGCCGGGGACGCCTATAGCGGGCACGCCGCCGACAGCCGTCCAGCAGATGGCTCGGACCCTCTCCCAACTTGGCCCGGAGCTGACAGGCCTGATCCTGGGCCTGATCCGGGGCGTCCCCTATCGCAACACCTCGGGGCTGGATTCGGGTATGAGTACGGCGGGAGAGGCTCCATCACGGTTGCCTTTTGACGCCTACCGCGAGCGGGGCATTGCTTCCTTCGCGAACCCTGGGATGCTGACGCTGCCTGAGCCTATCGTGCTCGAAGGGGCGGCTTCGGGTATCCCCTACGGCACTGCTTCCCCAGGCGAACAGATAGCGTTCGGCGGCGCTCCTGACCCCCAGATGGGCAGGATGCAAGAGCAGGCGGGCTTACAGGCTTATCAACAGCGAGGAATGGGATTGGACCCGTTCGCGGCGCCAATGGTGATGCTGCCGGTAGACATGCGCCGTGACCCGCTGAGGATGCTGAGGAAGGCCATGCACAAAGCCGACCCGCTGAGGGCCGCATAGAGATGGTAGCGGTGGCGAAGCCTGAGCCTATGATTGCCGCGGTGGTGGAAGTGCGCTGCTGGTCGAGCGCCTGTATGCCGAACGGCCAGCGGCGGCTCTTGCTTCGCGCCGCAATTGAGGGCAAGGCTACGCTATTCCTTCCCTGCCCGCGTTGCGGGTCTTACAACATCCGTGAAATAGAGGACGGAATTGTGCTAAACTAGCGCCAATCGAATAGACCACCGAGGCCCCAGCACCGCGTCGAGGCCCTTAAGCGCGGACCAGCTTGAGGGCCTTTTCTTTTGGTTACCGCAAATGCACCGGAGCTAACCCAGACCGAGGCCACGGAAACCCAGGCCGGAGAAGGTACAGACCCAGGTATTGACGGCATCGACCGTGGGTTGATGTCGGATGTCCCTGAGTCCCAGGCCGAACCGGTACAGTCTCCTGACGCTGAAGGCACAGACAGCGACCCGGAAGCGGCTGCTGTAGAAGCGCGTATCAAGGCCGAACGTGAGGCCGCTGGGCGCGAAGTCCTGGAACGGACTCAGAAAGAGCAGCGCGAACGCGCCGCCGAAGCGGAGGAAACAGGGCGCCTGAAAGCCGCCCGAGATTTCTACATCCAGGCGGCGCAGGCAGCGCGACAGGTGACTCTCTCCGACGATTACACGCCGGACGAGAAAGCCCAGCTCATCAGCGGCTATTTCGACACCACGCACGGCGTATACCAGCGCATCTTCGCGGAAGGCGTAAAAGGCCAGATGGCGGTGGAGATTGCCGAAAAGACTTCTCCCGAGAAGGGTGAGGCATTTCTGCGCCGTCGATTTGGCAGCACCCGCGAGATGCTGGCCGCGGCCCTGGACGAGATGGAGCCTACGCGCCAGGAGCAGGCCCGCAAGGGCTTTGTCTCTGAAGCTGAGGCTGCCAAGCGCACCCAGGACGCCTTGCGTGAGGCCCGTAAGCGCTTTATTGAGAACCCGGACAAGTACCTGTCCCAGGGCTCAAAGGGTTCACCTCAGAGCCGGCGTGACGGGAGCGGGAACTACAAGAGTGACGATGAGTTGCTGCTTGACCCAGCCACGCCCATCGAAACAGTCAACGCAATTCTCGACCGCAGGCGCGGTCAGTAACGGAGTAAGACATGGCGACAGGTGAAACCACCAGTGGCTCCCTGAGCAATGCCCTGCCCACCATCTACGCGGACGCTCGCCGGATTCGTGAGCAGAAGAGCGGCACTTGGGAGCGCACTACCACAGTCAAGCGCCAGCCGGAAGGCACTGGCGATGAGTTCAACTGGTACACGCTGAACCAGATCGACGCCGAGAACATCACAGAGACCCAGACAAACAGCAACTTCCAGCAGTTCTCCGGCTCGGTCCAGTCCACGGAACCGCAGATGACCCAGGTGATCATCAAGGTCACGGACAAGACCTATCGCAAGGTCTCCAAGAACGTGACCTCCCTGATGGGGCCTGCGGCCGGTAACGCGATGGAGCGCAAGAAGAACAAGGACTACCTGGCCACGTTCACCACTTTCGCGACCACCAACTCTCCTGGGACGGGTCAGCCGATGGCCTCCGGCTACATCTCGGCGGCCGTGGCCAACGCCCGGTCGAACACCACGGAACCGGCCATGACCCCGGTCTCCACGGTGTTGCACGGCTTCCAAATCTTTGACCTGCAAGTGGAACAGGTCACGGCCATCGGCACCTACGCCATCCCGGCCGGTATGACCGAGCAGGTCTTCCGCAACGGCTTCCAGGGGCAGGTGTCAGGCTCGATGGTGTTCGAGGACGGCAACATCGCCGTGGACTCGACCCCGGACGCCAACGGCGCCACCCACGCCCGTGAAGGCGTGTACTCAGTCATGGGCATGTCCCTCAAGCGAGAGACCGACCGCGACATCTACTTCGGTGGTGGCGCGGACGTGATCTCCCTGACCGACGAGTTCGCCTTCGCGGAGAACAAGTCCGGTACGTCCGGGACTACGCAGGTCTTCTGCTACCGGCATCTCAGCGATGCCACGTCGCCGACCAGCTAGTTCCTAGTTTGGGGAGGACCCCCAAGGAGTAAGAAATGCCCAACATTCAATCTGCCTACGGGCGTCTGGCCATCTTCGAGGACTTCGCCGGCTACCAGGCCTCGGCCACCATTTCGGACGCCACGGGCGGCACGCTTTACAACGACCTCACCCTGATCGCGATCAGCGGCGACGTGGCCTGGGTCAACGTTGTCGATGAGAGTGGGGGGGTGGGCTCGTTCTCAGGCGCGGCCGGTGCTGGTGATGGTATCGCCATCACGACCGGCATGGTGTTCCAGCCATCGACCAACGGTCCGATTGCTATGGAGGCGCGGTTCAAGAAGGGTTCCGCGACCGACCTCCAGATTTTCGTCGGGTGGCAGGAAACCGTGTCCCTCTCGGAGACGGTTAACCCGTTCACACTTTCGGGCACGACCCTGACCTCGAACAACGGCGGAAACGTGGTCGGCTTCTACGCCGACTCTACGGCCACTACCGACGACTTCAGGTTCCATTCATCGCTCGACGGTACGGAATCGACCACGGCGGCGCTCAAGTACGCCCTCGGCGGCGCGACCACCCTGGGCGACCTCGGTGTCAGGTGTAACGCCACGTTGACCGCGGACTCGTACTACATCGCCAGGCTTGAGATCGACCCGGACGGCGCTGCCAGGGGCTACTTCGGGCACACGTCGATGGCCAACAAAGAGGGTCTGACCCTCATCGCGCACATGAAGGCCGGCACGCTCGACCAGACGGCGCTGTACTACCCGCTCCTGCTCATGGTGGACGCCTCGACCGGCGACACCCTGGACGAAGTAGACTACTTCGCCGCGAAGGGCAACCGCGACTGGGCCGCGTAGTAGGGAAAGGGGGCTCCCCGCCCCCTCTTTCCTTTCAAGTCCCCGCCTAATCGGGGAAGGAGAGACAAATGGCACGCAGAGGATTCACATGGAGCAGGTCGGTCGCGTCCGGCGCCAACGTCACGGGCGTCTTGCAGCTACGCGCTGAGGACCAGTCCGCCGGCCAGCTCATTTCAGGGGTAGCGCCCTACATCTTCGATGAGAACGGGCGCATCAGCACCAGCTCCCACGCTGGCGCGGCGATTACGATCCCCGACTCCTACACCCTTGGAGAAATGTGGGAGCTTCGCTGGACGTTCGCCGAGACTGGCAACTCGACTCGCCGTGGCATCTTCCTAGAAGTGCGCCAGGGTGTAGCCAACTCGGCCACCCTCTCGGGCATGGAGGTCACGGCCCGCCAGTCGGCCGCGGTTGCGATAGGCACGCTCGAAGGCATCAATGGGCGAGCCAACATTGCTTCCACTTCTACGGGCAACATCTCCGCTGCCTTTGGTGTGACGGGCGAGATCAACATCAACAGCTCGGCCTACACGGGCACGATCACCTATCAGGCCGGTGTCCGTTCTAAGGTTCAGGTGGAAGACGGCTCGACACTGACAGCGGGAAACCCCGTCACTCCAGCTGGCTCTTACCTGTTCTTTGGTCAGCAAGAAGGCGTGTCTGGGCCGGTCGTCAAGATGGCGGCCGTCCTCGGGGCTTCCGCTACCAATCAATCGTCAGAGTCCTTCGACACCATCATCGACTCAAGGGGCGTGCTGACCACGGTATCCAATACCGACCAGTCCTTGCTCTGGAAGTTTCTCAACAGCTCCGGCACGGCGATCTACATGCGTTATGACCAGTCGGTCGGTGGGCTGGTTTTTGCGACGAGCTGAACGATGAAGGCAACCCTGTACGTCTTCGCCTATGCGGGTCTCAACGGCAGGACACACCTCTGTGTCTCCGAAGAGGCCCGCACTTGGCCCGAACTCGTGCATGGGATAGCCCAGGACGATGCACTGATCGACCGCGCCCGTAGCAACGCGGCAACTCACTTCTGGCTCGACAGGGATGCGGGTGACGTAATGCTCATGGTGGACCACGACATGCAGTGGGAGAAAGGCGACCTTCGCTACATCGCGGAGAAGGCGGCTGAGACTCACGGCATTGTTGCCGGCCTCTATCCCAAGCGCGGGTTCAGTGCCGGTCACACCTTTCACATGGCGGAACCCTGCCGTTTTCTCGTGGGCGAAGACCGCCTCATACCGGCGACGTTCGTACCGACAGGCTTCATCGCCATCCACAGGGACGTAGTGAACGAGATCGTCAAGCAGGTGCCGTTAGTAATCCAGAACTTCTACCCAGTGTTCACACCGTTGGTCGTAGAGACGGACCGGGGATGGGAGCACCTGTCGGAAGACTGGGCTTTCTGCTACCGGGCCAAAGGGTTGCCGATCCACATCGCGGCCAAGCCGAAATTGCGGCACGGCGGCTCCTACGACTTCAGGATGATCGATTCCTTGACGGAACCGCCGAGCGACAAGGACTTGAGGGTAGAGATCACCCACAACTCGGCCAGAGTGCTCCAGGTGGTTGCATGAACATCTACGAAATGTTTGGACGGCAGGCCGAGCAAATGCAGGAGCTTCGTGGCTTCTTCGCCTCGACCATGCAGCTCCTACAACAGGTCAGAAACGGTGAAGTCATACCCTCCCAGATTGTGCTCAACCAGACGGGCTGGGAGGTAGAGGACCAACCAAAACAGGAGGAAAGCGATGGCGACAAAGCCAAAGAAGCAGCCGGCAGCAACGGCGTCCACGCCTGAGCGCGTGCGCGTCGTCTGCGTCCAGGACACGCGGGTCAAGGGAGTGCATTTCACCCTTGGCGATGAGTTCAACACCAGTCCTGAGGACGCCGAAGCGCTGGTGGAATCCGGAGCATTCAGGAAGGTCTGATGCTGGCAAGACTCTATCGACGCTTGTTTGTCTGCCGGAGGGTCGGGCACTCGCCTGCTCTCAGGCTGGGCGACTACTGCGTCCGCTGCGGAGGCTATCTCTACGGGAGAAGGCGATGAGAATCCGCGCCGAAGGAATCGAAGAGGGCCAAGTAATCGGTGCGGCCGTTCTGGGATCGGCGCAGCTCACGGGCAATTCGAAGATACAGCCGCCACCATTCAGGGCCATAGAAACGGCGCATCATCGTGAGCCATCGCTGGCGGTAGCGGCGCCGAAGAATACCGTAGTCCGGCTTGGAGGGTTCCATCGATGCGAATCTTAACAGACAAGTGCCAGCGCTGTGGGGAAGTAATCGACCAGGCGAAGTGGGATCGGCTGAAGGCAGAGGTGGCTAGTGGTTGAAACCTGGTCGCACATCCTCTCGCCCGATGAACCGACCTGGGGGATGAAGGTCGAGGAGACCCCTGGCGGGTTCGTGACCACGATCAGGGTGAGGCGCGGCGATGCCTTGATTTGGGCGAGCATCAACCACGGCCGGGACGACGAATACGCGGGCAAGATTCCGCCCTTGTTCGTGCCCAGCGTCGAGGGTGAAAACCCCGTGGGTTTAATGCTGCAAATGTCGGAAGACCACCGCCATGACCTGCGCTGGTACAGGCGGGCATTGGAGATGAAAGAGGGCAGCACCCTCATCCAGGACGCGATCAGGTACGACGAAGAGGCCCTCGCAGCGATCAGGAATGCCAGCGTCTTTGGGCCTCACCTAACCAAGCAGAGAAACGGCTACTCGCGCCAGACGACACACCGAGATTGGTTTGACGAACGGGCACGCCGCACAGGAAAGAGGAGTTTCCCATGACATCAGCACCTACAGACCAGCGTTGGATCGAGCGGGTAGAGGCGGCCCGCGACCTCAGGACCCAGCTCGGCAACCTGGACAAGGACGAGGAGCAGGAGATTCAGTTCACCGAATGGTCACCGGGCCGGAAGCTGGTGACGATCTGGTCGATGGAGTCGGGGGAGGAAGTCACACTGCCGCGCTATCAGGCGCAGGCGGCGGTCAATTCCTTCATGTGGACCGCTGACAAGAGCAAGGCCCCCAAGCGGCGGGTGAACAACGTCAAGTGCTTCCTGCACCCGGAGAGTCCGGAGAGGGCGGTGCTGAATGAGCTCGGCGTCACGCGCACCTGTTCGGCCGCCCACCTCGCTAACAACGGCTCCAAGCGCACCCATGCCGAGAACCGGCACAAGGCCGAATGGCGGCAATTGCAAGAACACCTGAACGAGCAGCGCGAGGCTGAATATCGGCAGCTCCAGACCCAACAGACCGAGGCCATGCTGGCCCTGGCCGGGAAGTCTGCCGAGGCGCCGAGGCGGGGCCGGCCACCGAAGGAGGAGTAAGCAGTGGCAAGCATTAAGGCTATGCCGGGTGTCCAGACAATCTATGCCCTGACCGCGACCACGGCCACTCACTCCATCAACTTCACGAACGCGGCCAACTACAAAGGGATCATCCTGATCGTCGAGTCCACGGCCGAGACCGATACGGCCGTGGTCACGCCCGCGATTGAGGTGCCGGACGGCAACGGTGGATGGGAAGCGATCTGGACGGCCGCGGTGGCTATTTCCAGCGTGGCGACTACTGACTACCTGATCTACCCAGGGGCTACGGACGGCAACTTTACCGAGGTGGACGGCAGCATTATGCCCCGCGTGGGGCGTTTCACCTTTACCCACGCGGACGCCGACAGCCTGACCTACACCGTTACCTGCCAATGGCTGAAGTGAGGAGAAAGGAAAGGTAACCAATGCCTAAGAAGAAGGCTGCAAAGCCTACAAAGATGCCCATGAAGAAGGACATGCACAAGATGCCCGGTGGGCACATGATGAAGGATTCCGAGATGAAGAAGGCGCACAAGAAAGGATACTGATGCCCTTCAAGAGCAAGGCCCAGAGGCGCTGGGGTCACACACCTTCGGGGCGGAAGGCGCTTGGCGGCGCCAGGAACGTCAAGGAATGGGACAGCGCCTCTAAAGGTAAGAAGCTGCCGGAGAAGGTCAAGAAAAAGTAGATGCGAAAATCAGTTGTCATTCACGCGGCCGTGGCGAGGGCCAGCTTCCCTCGATTTGACCGGGCCAACATCTTCCTTATGGACCCGGACAAGCCGAAGGAAGACCCTAACGAAATGCTTGCCCGCACCTTCAAGGGCAAGATGCTCGACCCTCACGCCGTCAATCACAACTGTCCATTCTGCGGCAAGACCATGAACTGGGAGCTGTTCACAACCCACGCCGAAGCCTGCTTCCGCAAGTGGCGCAAGGTCGTGAGGGGCTTGAGAGTTCATCAGGTGCCCGAATTCAAGTCAGTCACGATCCAAGCCGTCCCGGCCGCAGCCGATAGCGCCGTCAAACAGGTAGGTCAATGACAGGTGCAGGTCGGGCAATGAGGAAGCACCGCGAAGTAGGCGCGTCTCGTGTTCTCCCTTGCGGGCACCGCTTCGTAGCACAGAGAGAGAGGCAAATCAACTGGCAGTAACCGCCTTCTGGTTCGTGGCAGCCTTCGAGAGCGCTTTCGACAAGGAAATTGACTTCCTGGCCGACAACATCGCATCGATCCTGACGACGAATACCTATTCGCCCAACCAGGACACCCACGACTACCACAACGACATCACGAACCAGCTTTCGACCGCCAACGGCTACACGGCTGAGAACGGGACCGGCACGGGCGAAATGCTGGGCACCAAGACGCATGACAACACGCTTAACGTCAGCACCTTCGACGCGGCGAACACGGTATGGACGTCTTCGGGCTCGGGCTTTACGGGTCGCCGGCTGGTGCACTGTGACGTAACACCGGGGGTTTCGGCTACTGACCCGCTGTTGTGGTGGATAGACTTCGGGCAGGACGAAACCGCGTCCGGCGGCGGGACGTTCACCATCGCCTACAACGCCTCCGGCATTGCCTCCATCACTCCAGCCGACGCTACTGGGTTCCCATAGGCGATGGCGGGCCAACTTAGATGACGCTTGCCATAGGTAATGTCACATCGGGCGTCAGTGAAACGGACGCGACCTCCTACGTTACCGGCACGGCGGCGCTGACCGCCGACCGGCTCAACCTTCTCTTCGTCTGTGCGCGAGGGGCTGGCAGCGCTGCTCCTACCGTGACCCAGACCGGCGTGACCTGGACGCTGGTTCGCAACCAGGCATCCGGGACTATTACCCGTATGTCGGTCTTTAGCGCTAAGGTCAGTTCAAACCAATCGGGGACGATAACGATTGACTTCGGCTCTAATACACAATCCTATTGCCTTTGGTCGGTAGCCAACTTTTACGATGATGTGCTTGGCTCAGCGGCAGTTGTCCAGTCAGCTAGCGCCTCCAGCTCCGGTCCCGATACCTCTATGACAGTCACCCTTGCCGCCTTTGGCAGCGCCAACAACATGGCCTACGGCGGCTTTTACCAGTACCAGGACGACAACGATATGACCGTTGGCTCGGGCTTTACGGGGCTCCACGCGGTTGCAAGCACTAACCCGGCCCGGCACGAAACCGAGCACAAGCTTAACGACACCACGGTAGACATGACGTTTGCCAGTAGCAACGGCGAGATCGCCATCGCGCTTGAGATCGAGGCGGCGGCCCCGCCGGTCAGCACCACTATTTCGGGTGTCGTGGCTACGGCTAGTGCAGCCGCTCTCGCGGCTGTAATCACCGCCGTTGGCACCGTCAGCATCGCGGGCGCCGTGGCCACGGCCTCAGCCGCCGTCCTTGCCGGTTCGGTACAGATCGCCCGCACCATATCCGCCGAGGTCGCGCTCGCCGATGCCGCCACCCTGCCCGCTACGGTCTCGGCCGTCCGCATCGTCACGGTCAGCGGTGTAGTTGCCGAAGCTACGGCCGCTGTCCTCGAAGGTGTTATCACAGCGGTTCACCCCATTTCTGGTTTTGGAAATTTGGCCGCATTGTCCACGGGCCTGCACCAACGCGATGGCGGGCTGGCGCCGGCGGGGACAGGGCTGGCTCGGCCTAGCTTTGGGCTGGCGCCGCCTGAGGGGAGGCCCCGATGACAACGAGAGGCAATGCCAGAGATCAACTCCTGGACGAACCCGGCTGTAGGGGGATGGGCTGGAAGATCACGGCCACGGCCACCGCCAGCGGCCTGACCGCGAGCACAACCGATCCCCGAGTGGCACGGGCGGCAGTTGCTTCTGAAGGACTGACGGGATACTGGCTCTACTTCCCTTCGGGAGCGAGCGCGAACCAGGTACGCATGATCGCCTCTGTCTCAGTCTCCAGTGGTACGACCACGATCACCACCGATGGCCCGAACTACAACGAGACCCTTACCGGCGTCACGGCCTACATCCTCTCGGTAGACCCGAACCACATCAACAGCCTGTTCAACGACGCGCTGGCCGAGCTGTTCACGGAGTTCGAGATTCCCCTGGCACATGGGCCTACGGACTACGACATGAGCGCGGCCGCGGATACGGACTGGACCGAGAGCGGCGCTACCGACACCAAGACGACGACCGCAGCGGACGTATTCTCGGGCCGCCAGGCCATGACGGTCGCCAACGCCGGCGCGGGAGACTACACCCGCTCCGGGGTGGTAAGGCTGGGGCAATCGCGCAAGGCGCTCTTCTTCGGCGTCTGGAAGGCCGACGTGGGGACCGGCGTGCTCAGGCTCCGGGACAGCGCTAACAACTCGCTCGATACCCTCTCGCACGATGAAGAGGAGTTCGTGTACGGGGCCAAGCTCTACGCGGGCTCTTCCACCGTGGAAGGAGTAGAGCTTGACCTGGAGGGCACGGAATCGACGGCGGACATCGATTGGGACTGCGCTGGCATCGTCCGGCCGGAGGACTACATCTTCCGTCTGCCTTCGTGGATCGACCACAGATTCAACCTTCGCGCCGTGTGCAAGGCCAGGTGGCACACCTCCAAGGACACAAACCTCTGGTACGCCTTCTCCAAGACGCTGGAGGCGCTCCAGGAAGGCGTCCACTACCGCTATATCCGCCGGCCGGGCGAGGCCAATCCTTACGCAATCGAGCTGACCGAGCAAGGCCACGCGGAAGCCAACCTTACCGAGCACCCGCTGTGGCTGGTGGGGCTAAGGCCCTATTCGGACATCGCCACCTTCTCTGACGACACTACTTCTCATCCGGTGCCGGAGGATGAACTGGTGGCGAAGGTCAAGGTCTATCTCGGCCTGTCTTACAGGGACAAGTTCCCCGCACTGGCTGAGATTGCCGACCGTGAGGAACGCAAGGCCAAGACCAATGCCCGCACCGAGGAACCGCCGCAAGAGCGGTGGTCAGGACCAATCGGCGGGAGACGGATATGAGCTACGGACAGATGCGCGGCGCTTCAAAGAGCCCCTTGCGGGAGCCGCCTTCCTTTACGCCGAAGGTGTCTTCCAGCGCCCTCTCCAGGCTGAACGTGCCCTCGGCGCGAGGGTTGAAGCAAGGCGTGGGGGTCGGTTCCAGGGTGACACCTGAGGACACGGCCGAGGCCGCGATGACGGCGATCACCAGCAGCGCCATCAAGGGCACGAACACGAACCGGAAGCCCCGGACATACGCGACCACCAGTTTGTCGATTGGCATAGGCGAAAGGATAGCACAGTGCCAGTAATCAGGATCGGGACCGCCGCTTACGACGTGGCAACAGGCCACCAGCCGCCGCCTCAGCTTCCAGGCATCACAAACCTTGACCGGCTGGCTGATGATTCGATCCTTCTTGCCAACGGCGTGAGGATTGAATCCATGCTCTTCGCGCCCACGATCCAGGGTGGTGCCCTCCCTTTGGGAGAAGAGGCCGCCGCCGGGACGGTGCTTTCGGTAGAGCAGATCGTGGCCACGCCTGAGGGCGCGTTCACGGTGCAGTCCGGGGCCGTTGACCTCGGTGGCGGTCAGCTGGAGCCTCTTAGTGGCGTGGGCGCACCAGCGGCCCCAGAGGATGTCGTCGGCGCTGAGGGATTCGGCTTCAATCTTGAAGACGCTTTGAACCAATTCTTCCCCGGGGGAAAGTCCGGGGGATTTGGAGGGCTCATTTAGCTAATGGTACAGGCCCCCGCCAAGCCCGACACATCCAGGCCCGCGGAGCTGGTCGAGTTCGCCGGCAAGGCGATCCCCGCCTTCGCGGTGGTGGAGCGCCGTTACTCCCGCAACCCTCAGGGGGTGAGCTCGGGGCCGGAAGGCCAGCGTTCCGACCAGCGCGGCTATGTCACGGCCAAGATCGCCGACTTCTCCGGGGGCCTGTTCAAGAGAAGGGGCGACTGGCGCCGCGACCTCAACCGCCAAGAATACAACGAGGGCCTACAGACGCACGTCCCCGGCGAGTGCGCCCTACCCTACGTCCTGACCACGCAATCGAGCCTGATTTCGGTCGATGCATCCGGCTACGCGGCGGCGAACCTCAGAGTCCACGGCTGGCAGTTCAACGGTGGCCAGTCGGCGCTCCGCTTCGGCGTGGGGATCGACAAGTACATCCTGGCCGCGACTTCGGACTCTAATCCTGCCCTTAGAGACGTGACCCCCGGCGGGGCGGCGCTTACAAACTCGATCACCGCCGTCAGGCCGATCCGGCTGAACTCGGCCGATTACCTGGCTTTCGCCACGAACGGCCAGACCAACGACATCTTCGGGGTTACGGACATCACCGCGAACCCGCTGACCAAGACCGAGCTTGTCACCTACGGCGACTCCAACGACCTGATCTGGGGCATGGAGTACCTGAACACCGCCGGGCTGGACCATGTGCCATTCTGGGGCCGCTATGGCGACGTTACGAGCATCTTCTACGCCAAGTCCACCGACTCGATCCCGATCACGACGCTCAAGCGGGTTGTCCTGGCCGAAACGAAAGACATCGACAACACCTCCAACTCTACTGAGAACACCGGGGCCAAGAGTCCGGGCGGGGCCTCGGCGGTGGCTTTCCTGGACGCGGTTCAACTCGGGACGGTCTGGACGAACCCGACCAACGCCCTCACGTCTAATGATTCCAGGGCCACCGTAACCGTAGGGACCAACACATCCGCCCTCCTGGCCGTCCACACCTTCGGCTTCAATGTCCCGAGTTCGGCCAAGATTCTGGGAGTGCTGGTAGAGATCGAAAAGTCGGAAGCCGCCGCCACCGACAACATGGCCGATGAAGCCGTAGTCCTGATCAACGGCATTGACACGATCTACGACTCGACCTCCTCCCTTTACGTGACCTCCACCACGGCTATCTCGGACAACAAGGCCGACACCTCGACCGAATGGCCGATAACGGGTTCGGAGGCTTACACCTCTTATGGCGGTTCAGCAGACCTTTGGGGCGCGACCCTAACGCCCGCGATTGTCAATTCGTCGGGCTTCGGGGCCGCCATCGCCGCTGATGGCGACAACGCTGGTGCTATCGCACAGGTTGACCACATACGCATGACGGTCTACTACCGCCTGCCGGGTACGCCCGTAACCATCACTGAAGGCGGGTTCATGGTCGGCAAGCTCCCCGGTGCGTTGACGACGGTCGCGGCGGTCAGGCCGGTTACGGACGACGCCAGCGCCCGCAACGTGCCACGCTTCCTGGAGTTCGACACCTTCAGCTACGACTCCGAAGGTGACCGGCCGGTGGTGTCGAGCACCTACCCGAACACCGGACTGGTGACGGTCACCTTCGCCGTGCCTTTCGCCGGCGGCGTGGCGGTCTGCGGCGACACCTCGAACAACCTCGCGAAGAAGGTGCTGCACGTCGATGCGGCGGGCACGGTGCGCGACCTGGGCTTCCTCAAGCACGACGGCTACGCCTCGGCCGTGGGTGTGGTCAACATGTTCGCGGCCGGCTCCGTCCTGATCTGCGAAGTCGCCAACGAGGACGGGACAAATGCCCAATGGTGGTACTGGGTCAACGGCACCTGGCACGCCTCTACGCCTCTACAGAGCAAGAGCGCCGCCATCGCCACCGTGCCCCTGCCGTGGGCGGAAGCGGCCATCGACACTCACCAGCAATATCGCTACCGGCTCTACCCGGTGAGCACGACCGGACTGAGCGTGGCCAGGATGTTCCAGCCGCGCAACATCTTCGAGAGTGCGCTGGTCAACACCACCATCCTTAAGCAGAACGGGCCGCTGTTCCTGCGTATGCCGCGATTGGACTTTGGGCCGGAGGAGAACAACAAAGCCTTCTACTCGATCCGTTACCTGTCGCGGGAGATCTCGGCCACGGGCGGCTCTTACGGCACCTGCCAGATGGAGATGGACACCGGCGGCGACACCGCTTTTTCGAGCGCCGAGATCAACACCGGAGCATTGGACGAGGCCTTCGAGGAATACCTGGTGCCTTCGTCCGGCGTGCCTTACCGGGACGCGATCCCAAGGATCACCCTGAACAACGCCGCCAGCTCGGCCAAGACACCCCTCGGCGGGCCCTGGCTGATAACGATGGTGCAGAAGTTCGTGATCGAGCGCGAATGGGATGTCTACGTGGACTACGAGGGAGTGAAGTCTCGGTACAGCCACTGGACGAACCTGACATCCACGCTGGAGGACAAGGTCACGACCGACGCCGAGGCCAATGCTCAGGTAATCCGCCGCTTCAAGTGGGGCGTGGTGGATGTGCCCGCGACCTGGGAGAACCAGATCGCGCATATCCGGCCGCCGCCTTTGGGGTCGCCGATAACGGAGCTGAGTCAGGTGCCGATGCTGACCTTCCGGGAGGTCAAGGGCAAGGTGACGGCATGAACAGCCAGATAGACCCAATGACGCCATCGAGTTTTGAGGGCGGCTACGTCCACATGGCGCTGATCGAATGCGTCTGTGGCAGATATTCGGAGTGCATCGAGTGTCACGGCGAGGGCTTGAAGCCTTGCAACGGTGACGCCGAGATGGACAGGCAATGGGGCTGGGGCTACTGCAAGCTAGAGGGCGTGTCGGTGCCCACGGGAGAGTTGAGGCGGAAATGAGCAAACCGATCTGTGGCGAGCCGTGTCCGGCAAAGGACTGGACTGACAACAAGCCCTGTCTCTGCGAGCTGCCGAAAGGCCACAAGGTCCACAAGAGCAAAGCCTGCCAGCACGCTTGGACGCGGACCGGGCAGACCGTGACTTGGGTGGATTGGAAAGAGGAATGAGAAGTGCCCCAGCCTCCCACTCTTGAAGTCTTGGCCGAACGCATCGAGGGCTTCCGTGCCTTGGTCTTGCAGCGGTTTGATGATGGATTCCGGCATCTGAACGAGCGCCTGGATCAGGAGCGTATTCAGGATAGTGAGCATAACGCGGGTTTAATCGAGGACATCAAAGGATTAAGAGTGTTGCAAAAAGAGCAGAACGGCAATGTCTCAAAGGCCATGGATCGGATCGCCAAAGTAGAAGGCCGCCAGGATGGTCACGACAAATGGCATGGCGAAAACAATGAGGAAATTGAGAAGCGGTTAGGAACGCTGTGGAGTGAGCGCAGCGACTCGAAAGTGCGCCAAAGCGTGTTGATGGCGCAATGGAAACTGATCACGGCCTCACTCACCACTGGTGGCGCTATCGCCACCGCCGCTATGTACGTCTTGGGATCGATGTAGGGGTGAAGCCATGATTAGGAGCGCGATAGCGGGAGGCGGCGGCTTACTGGCCGGGGTCATGCTCATGCTGGGCCTGGCCGGCGGCGCGGTGGTCGAGAACCAGGCTGGGGTAGTGGAGGAGATACGGCCCGCCTCACCGTCCTTCGATGCCCTCGACTTCTGCCGTAAGGCCCTGACGGTTACGTACACGCCGAACTCTGAGAACGGCGGCAACACGGCCATCGCACGCAACGGCCTCGAGGAGCTGCACTGGCAGGACACGCCGGTCCTGAACAACGTCGGCGAGTACTTCAAAGGTAAGGACTCGGAGCCGGTGCTGATCGAGAGCGCTGAGGCGATGGCCTGCTTGAGGACGGCGAAGTGAGACGGCTCATTCTTGCGGTGCTGTTAGTCGCGGGGCTAAATTTAGCCTTCGGCCTAAAGACTGAGGCGGCCGACCCGCCGCTGCCTGGACAACCGCGCCCGGATCAATTCCCGGGCCTGAACATTTGGAACCTGGCCGAGTCCGAATTGCTGCGCTTCGGCGTCTTCCGCTACCGGCTGGAGGATTCCTGCTCGCCCAAGTCCGCCCAGGCCGTGAGAGAGGCCATGAACTCGATCAGCCGCGAGAGCGGCGCCCTGTTCCTGGAGTCCGCGAACGGCTGGCGCATCCGCGTCCTTTGCGGGGTCGAGTGGACGGCCGCGGCTGGCGCCACGCCGGGGGTGATCGGCTGCCTATGCGAGGGCTTTCCCGGCAACGTCAACATCGTGCTGAACGGCTCGATGGAAGGCTGGAGCTTCGACATATCGAGGCTGGCCGTGGCCCTGCACGAGCTCATGCACGCGCTCTTGACCTGGAACGAGCAGTACGGGGCCAACCTAGGGGCCGTGCCGGGATGGCGCGATTTCATGAACACGGGCCCGGACAGCCGGCATGACTTCGAGTACGTCGAGATTCAGCGCCTGGAGCGCACGGCCATCCCTCAGGCACACAACGGCGGGGCGCTGCTCGGCGACGTGCTGGTCTACGGATCCAGCGACCGCCAGACCACACGCATCGCGGTGTTCTTCCGCACCTACACGGGTTACGTGTTCTTCAGCGGCCAGTACCTGACGCCGATTCAGTGCTCAGGCTTAGCCTGCGGCGCGGAGCGGATTCAGAACCTCGGCCCCTGTACGGCCGTGCTGCTGGGCCATGAGAACGCCCTGCCGCTGTCCTGGGGCCGGGAGTTGGTCGATGCGGGGACGACATCATGTCTGTAGTCCAGCTCTGCGTCTGTGCCCGTCCGCTGCCCGATCTGGACGGCTACTGCCTGTACTGCGCGAAGGCGCTCGTCCAGCCTGACGTGCTGGACATACCCAGGAGCAGGGGCGGTCCGGGGTCAGGGCACGACAGGACGGACGGCGTAAAGCTGAGGCGCGGGGTAGGCACGGTCCCAGCATCGGCCTACGCGAGTAAGAGGTACTGGAGGTAAGGCAATGAAACGACTTTGGACGCCGCAGGTGAAGGCTGCGCTAGTCGCGCTGATCGTAGCGCTGGCCGCGGCCATCGTGGACGCCGCTACAGGGGTTCTAGGCGTGGTCTAGGGTCTGGAGGGCCGAGATCCGCCTGTGGCATGACGATGACTACGCTTCCATCTCGTCGTTCAAGCCTCAATGCGCCAGATAAGCGTCCTTCGGTATTAACTCCCGTGGCCGGTGGTACATACCACGTTCTTATGGAGGTCGCGGCCTTCTCGCATCCACAATCCCAGTAGGCTCCACACTTAGGACAGAGGTCAGGGGCCATCATCCTGCCTCGTGGCCCGTGACTTGACGTTGTAGTGTCCTGATCCGGCGCATGATCCCCTTGGCCTCACGCATCTTCTCTTTGTCGAAGCCTGTCGCGCTATCGATGGCCTGGTCCAAAACTGATCGGGCACGTTCGGCGCGCAGCATCTCCTCCAGATGCCAGCGCAGGTAATCGATCTCGGCTATGGCATCTAGGTCAGGTGCGGTCATATAGCCACGGCGCAGCTTGACTAACCAGTGCCAATCGAGGTCACCATCGATCCCCGCCTCCTCACGCCGCTTCAGCTCTTCTGGTGATTCATCCCATCTGCTCATCTTCATGCCTCCTCAAAATTAAGGGCTCCAACCCCTTGACAGTAACCAAATTCATAGTAATATGGCCCCATGGTGACAGTCAATCTCTTCACCTGCCAGCGCTGCGGAGCATCCTGGGAGCCGCGAAAGCCGAACCCAGTCCAGTGTCCCCGCTGCAAATCGCTGGCATGGCGAACACCTAAACCTGAACATAGCGAGAATAATGGTAAAGTAACGCCCGAGCCTCAGACTTAACGTTCTTGCTCGTACATATATAGTGCGAAGTTAAACGTTTGTCTGAGAGACAGAGAAAGGGCCGAAGATGGCCCGACTCACAGACAGCGACACGAACCCATCGGTAATATTGCCGCGAGTCGATTACTCTCCCCGCCGAAGTAACGCACAGGGGGAGGATCATGCTCGAACAGCGATACCGCGACACGGCGCCGCCACCCGGCTGGCAACCCAAGAGCCCATTCTTCAAGTGGCTGTGGGCCAAGCTGGACTCAGAGCTTCTGGCGGCGCTCAAAGTACCGATCTCCGGCCGCATGACCTGCCCGCATTGCCGGGAAGCCTTCATGGTGAGCCTACACGTCGAGGGGGAGTTCGAAAGCTAAGCCACCACCACATTCGTTTAGAAGATTGCTGGGTTTGGCAGGGTGGCCATAATGCTGACGGCTACGGCCAATATGGCCGTCCTGGCTGCACCCCGCCGTCAAAGGCACGGGCAGGGTGATCACCACGACTTACGAGGGCGAGCCCATCTACGACCAGGGGCTGCCAGCCTACGTCGTCGTCCAGTTCGCGAACGGCCTGCGGCACGCCATAGATGCCCGTGGCCTAGGCAAGAGTTGGCAACGCACCTCGCTGCGGCAGGAGGAGGCATAGGCCCATGGCACCGCCTCAGTACCAGGACCTGCAGCGCACCTGCATCGATTGCGGCCAGCCCTGGACCTTCACCGCGGGCGAGCAGGAGTTCTTCGCCCAGCGCGAGCTCCAGGAGCCTAAGCGCTGCGCCGATTGCCGCGCCAAGAAGCGCGCCGAGCGCGAGAGGACGGACGGGCGATGAACGTCAGGCCACCCCTCACGAGGCACGCCTCCATCCAACGGTACATATCCGCCCATCCTGGCTGCACGGCTAGCGAAATCAGCAAGGCGCTCGATCTGCCCAGATCGTCTGTCCTCTACAGCCTTGGACATCTGCTCTGCATCAGCCGGACCATCTATAGGCGCAGGCTGGTGACCAATGGCCGCTACTTAGAATACTGGCCGGTCGTGGCGGTGCCGGCATGACCACGCGGCTGCACGAAATCCATTTCACCGAGCCGGCCGCCTTCCTCGAGGAGCTGGCCGCCGACTGCGCCGCGAGCGCCATCGAGGACGGCATCGTCCGCCTGGCCGTCGTGACCGGTCCGACCGAAACACTGCCGGAGCGCATCGCGCAGACCTGCTACGTCGAGGCCAGCTACCTCAGCGCCCGCGGCCAGATGGTCAAGCTCTCGCTCTTCGCCTGTTGGCGCTGGACGGGCGCAGAGGTCAAGCTGCACGGCGCGAAGGGCAAAGAGCACAACGACGGGGCGGATTTGCTGATCCGCCAGGTGCTGCTGTCCCTGCAGGCGCCGCTGCAGCGCATCGAGGGGATCGAGCTCCGCGGCGGCTCGCTGGTCGAGTCGCACCGCATCTGGACACCGGCCCCGTTCGCGGAGGTGTCGAGCCCGGACCCGCTGGTCTGCCGCCTCTGCGGTGAGGCCCTGTATTGGGCCAACGCCGCCTGGCGGGCCAAGAGCACGCGCAAGGCCGAGGCCCTGGTGGAGGTGCCCTGCGACGCCTGCGAGGGCAGCGGGCAATCCCGGGCGGGCCGCCTGTGCATGAGCTGCCAGGGGTCGAAGGTCACGCGCAAGGTCGATCACGAGCATGAGCCCGAGGCCGTGCCCCTGGCGGAGGCGGTGGCGTCGTAATGCCCCTGATCGCCTATATACAGGCGCGCCTCGAACTCTTCATGGGCGGCCTGGAGTTTGAACGTCTGGCCCTGAACATGGATCAGGTACAGGAGTACACGCCGCCGCCGAACCCGGCCAAGATCACCGACAGCCGGGCGGTCGGTTACATCAGCATCCACGGCAACGAGTCTTGGGAGCTGGACGCGCTAGAGCCGCAAGTCTTGGCGGACCTGATCGAGAGTGCTGTCGAGGGCATCCGGGATGACGCCGCCTGGGAAGAGGCGGAGAAACAGACCCGCGAGGAGAAGGCACAACTAGAACAGGTCTATCGGCGCTGGTCCGACGTGCAGGCATTCCTCCAGAACGGGACCGAGCCGTGACCGCCGTACAGCTCTCCCTGCTCGACGGCGAGCGGCGCCGCGACCGTGGCCTGGCGCTGGTTAGCCAGGGCGATGAGTGCCAGGAGTGGCTAAGGAAGGCGCGGGACTGGGCCGAGAGAATGCTTAGCTACCGTTTCATCTCCTACGTCACGGCTAACGACGTGCGGGGCATGGCAGGCGACCCGCCACGGCAGAACCTGATGGGCGCTGTTTTCAAAGACAAGCGCTTCGAGTTCTGCGGCTGGGAGCTTTCAAGCCGTGGGCCAGCCCACGCCAGAGCACTTAGACGATGGAGGCTGAAGGATGGCTAGCTGCCGGCGGCCGTCTCCGAAGGAGGCATCCGCCCATCGTCAGGGTGAGTAAAGGAAGGAAGGGCCTATCGAGGAACCAGGGATGGATAGGCCCCGGACCTTACTAGCGAGGGCCGGGGCCACCAAAGAGAGCGCCTTGCAGCCAAGGAGAGCATACATGAGCAACGAGACAGAGTTCAAGGGGACGCCGGGGCCGTGGTACGTCGAGGAACTAACAGGCATTGCCGTGTGCCGTATCCACACATCTGATTCTGATGCTGACGGCTCCTGGCTAAGCAACATCTACGACGAGACTTCGTGGGAACGGTGTAAAGCCAACGCCCGCCTCATAGCCGCCGCGCCGGAGCTTCTAGAGGCGCTGCAAGCGGCACGTGAAGCGTTCGCATTGCGTGGGCTTGATCGTGATGAGGCGCAGTGGCCTCATCACCCGTCCTTGATCCCAGACATCGATGCTGCCATGGCTAAGGCCCTCGGCAATCAAGCGGACATAGAGGCGCAGGAAGCCTCGATCAGGGGGTGAGGGATGGAGAAGCAACGGCGGTTTCTTTTCGACTGCAGAGCCTGCAAGCATCGGCACCTGATGGAGCTTCGCCCTTGTCCTTCCTGTGGAGGTGCGGGCGGCTGGACGCCTCAGCCTGTGAGCGGTGCAGTCTATGGCCGCTGCCATGAGGACTACGACTGCGACGGCTGCGTAGCATACCGGGACCGCTACCGATGACTGCCCTTCAAGCCCTGTTTGAGAACGCCGTTGCTGTCGCCGTGATCGCCACCGTGATCTGGACAGCTTGGTTTCTCTGGATCATCGCGGAAGGCGGACAGGATGAGTGAGCACACGCCTGAGCCGTGGCGAATCGATGACACAAACGACATGGGTGATCTGTTCATCTGCGGCGAAGGTGAGCGAAACGCGGTTGGTCTACGCATTGGATGAGGCTGACGCAAAACGCCGGGTGGTAGCACTGGATGAAGGCACTTGTCTTACCAGGCACCCGGTGGAGATTACTGAGGTCAAAGAGGTGAAGCCATGACGACAGAACTGATCCCGTACGCACCCATGACACTGTTCGGCACAGACGACCCGAACGCGATCATCAAATCAGCCCACGAGAAAGCCAATGCCCTGGCTGATGTGGTGCGGTCACGCAAGCTTGCCTCGACCATCAGCGGCCGAGAGTACGTTCGGCTCGAGGGCTGGACGCTGCTCGGCTCCCTCCTGGGTGTGTTCCCTGTCTGCATCTGGACGCGCCATCTAGACCAAGGCTGGGAGGCACGGGTAGAAGCCCGCACCCTGGATGGGCGCGTCGTAGGCGCCGCAGAGGCGCAGTGCACGCGAGACGAAAAGACCTGGGCGACACGGGCGGAGTACGCGCTTCGGTCCATGGCCCAAACCCGCGCATCTTCGAAAGCCCTTCGTCTACCGCTCGGCTTCATCATGGCGCTCGCTGGCTATGAGGCGACACCCGCTGAGGAGATGGATATCGAGCATGGGGCAACGCAGCAGGGGACACCCAACATGAACGCCGCTAAACCAGCCCGACCGGATGCGGCCTCTTCTCGGGGAGCGTCGGGGCCTGCTGCGTCCCCACCAAAGCTCACCTTCCTGGAACTGGCCCAACAGATGGGATTTGCCCCTGATGAGGTCGATGTGGTGAGCCAGCAAATATTCAACAACCGCGGCGCCCGTGACCTCAACGGGAACGAGCGCAAGCGTCTGTTGATAGAGCTTGAGGAACGAGCCAAGGCCCGACAGCACAAGCACTCGCCGGCCTACTCGGAGGAAGGCGAATACATCTGCCGTGACTGTGGGGAACTCCTAGCAGAGGCTCAGGAATGACCGCGCTCCAGCTCCCGCTGATCGAGCCGAAGGCCAGTGCCCTCTGTGACCTATGCCGCCAGCCTACCGAGCGCAGGCTGCCCTATGTCCGCTGGTTGGTGTGCCCTGATTGCATAGAGAGGGCGAAGGCCCGGAAGCAGACCTGAGAAGGAGAACCAGTGCCCGTACCCCGCCAGGCACAGAGTTGGAACGGCCTCGCCCGACGTAAGCCCATTGCCCGTAAGGCATGGGGAGAGAAAGAGCGCGTGCGCTATCAAAGCGAGCTTAAGTGGCAGGCGCAGATCATCGAGCTTGCCCAGGTGCTCGGATGGTGGCCCTTCCACCTTTATTACGCGCAGCGCTCGCCGGCCGGGTGGCCGGACCTGGTGCTATTCCGAGAGCGGGTGATCTTTGCGGAGCTAAAGGGCCGCAGCAAAGACGGCAAGGCCGAGAACCTAAAGCCCCTTCAGGTAGAGATGGCGCACCGCTGCTTCACGGCAGGGGTTGAGTACTACGCCTGGCTGCTGCCTGACGACTTTGAGGAGATCAAGGCGGTGCTGTCCGAGGGCGGAAAGGTGAAGGCGACATGAACAAGGCAAGACTGATCCCTGAGACGTTGGTTGGCGTCAGCGCCGGTCGCACGGAGTGTCCGGCGTGAGCTGGGAGATGAGGCAGGGCGACGTGCTCGAGCGGCTGGCCGAGCTGCCGAGCGAGAGCGTGCATTGCGTGGTGACTTCGCCGCCCTACTTCGGCCAGCGCAACTACGGCGTCGAAGGGCAGATCGGCGTAGAGCGCTCGATAGACGAGTACGTCGCCAAGATGGTGGCCGTGTTTGCCGAGGTCAGGCGGGTGCTCAGGCGTGACGGCACATTCTGGGTGAACCTTGGGGACGGGTATCACAGCCGCAATCGTGGCGGCTATCACCGTGATGGCGAGCGAGGCTACAAGGGTGGGCCGATTCAGATGGGCAATATCGGCTCTCTCCGCCGTGCGGGCGCGGATGGGCCCGCAAGCAACCGGCTGGCCCAGACGGGCCTGAAGGCGAAGGACCTCATGATGATGCCGGCGCGTGTGGCCCTGGCGCTGCAAGCTGATGGCTGGTGGATACGCAGCGAGATTACCTGGTGCAAGCCCTCTCCGATGCCGGAGAGTGTGCAAGGCTCGCGATGGGAGAGGCATTGGATTACAATTAAAGAGTATGAAAAGCTGTCCCGATTGCCAAGCTTTATTCGAGCCGACGAAGGCTCACGACCCGCGCTGTCCAACCTGTCGGAATCGCAAGGCGAAGGAATATCGACAAACGGCAGCCTACCAAATAGCGCGCCAGAAATATCAGGCCAGCCTCAAGGGGCAGATCACTACCAAAGCACGGGAACAGCGCCCGGATATAAAGGAAAAGAGGCGGTTGGCGAGTCGATCCCCATCCGGCCGGCGCAACAAAGCCAAATACACAGCGACTCCGAAGGCACGGGCGGCGAGGGCGCGGTGGCTGCTCCAGTGGCGGAACAGTCCCAGCGCGAAGGCGTCCGCCGCCGCAGCGCATCAGCGCCGCAAGACGAATCCGCAATGGCGCTTACGCAAGCACGAGATAGATCGTCGCTATCGTCAGACACCCAAGGGCAGAGCGGTTCACGCGGCCATGTCCGAACGTCGCAGGGCGCGGAAGGCGCAGAGTCCTGGGTGTCTGACGACGCAGGAATGGCGGGAGATCCTACGTCTGAGCAAGGGCCGCTGTTTCTATTGCAAACAGCCAGCGAAACTGACGATGGATCACGTAATACCACTGAGCAAGGACGGACCGCACACGATGAGCAACGTCGTGGCGGCCTGCCAGCCCTGCAACTCGCGGAAGAACGACCGAATACTCCTTCTCTTGTAGAGTGTCCCGGCTGCGCTAAATGCGCTGTTAACGATGGCTTCATTCTCCGTATCTCCGCCGGCCGCCCGACGAGCGCCACCGAGAAGATATACCTGCTCACGCGGTCCAGCCGCTACTTCTACGACCTCGACGCTGAGCGGGTGGCGTTTGCCGCGCCCGAGCGAGATCAAGCGGCGGCGCGCAGGGCGCGGGCCATTGAATCCCATAAGTCCATGCCAACCGCCGAGCGCAACGGGATTCGTCCCGCAAAACAGGAGGGCCATAGGCGCCGTCACGCAGGCTTTAACGAGCGGTGGGACGAAGCCGAAGCGAACGGCAGCGCCCCCACCGGCCGAAACCTCTGGAACTACTGGATCATCCCGCCTGAGCCCTTCCGTGACGCCCACTTCGCAACTTTTCCTAGCGAGCTGCCGCGCCGGTGCATCAGCCTGGGGACGTCCGCTAAGGGCGTCTGTGCGGCCTGTGGCGCGCCCTGGGTGCGGGTGGTGGAACGCACCGGCCACATTAACGGCCGCGAACCTGCACACGTCCCCCTGAATAGCCCAACCAAGACAGATAGCACCGGCTGGCAACCAACCACTCGCGCTACGGATAGCTGGCGCCCGTCCTGCAAGCATGAGGCCGAGATAGTCCCGGCAACCGTGCTGGACCCGTTCGCGGGCTCAGGGACGACCTTGCTTGCGGCCATCCGCATGGAGCGCAGCGCCATCGGTATCGAGCTGAACCCGGCCTACGTCGAGATGGCGCGGAAGCGCATCATCGCCGCCGCGCCGCTGCTGAACGGCTGCATGGAGGTGCTGTGAGTGTGGCTGTACCTCCCCTCTACGGTGCTGACGTGAACAAGACCCCAATCGGCTGGACCGACTTCTCGGCGAATCCTCTCCGTGCCCGCAACCGTGAGACCGGCAAGGTAGGCCACTTCTGCGAGAAGGTGTCGCCCGGCTGTGCTCACTGCTATGCGTCCGAGTGGAACGAGCACCGCTACGGGACAGGGGTAGCCTTCCTGCCCGGGAACCGGGAGCTGGTAGAGCCTTACCTGGATGAAAAGGTGCTGGAGAAGATTCTTCTCTATCGAGGCAGCCCCGCAAAGTTATTCCTGTGCGACATGACGGACCTGTTTGCCGAGTGGGTGAAAGACGAATGGCTTGACCGCATCTTCGCCACGATGGCCTTGCAGCCGCGGCTCACGTTTCAGGTGCTCACCAAGAGGCCGGAGCGGATGCGGGAGTACTTTGCGGCGGGGCAATACCGTGACGTGAAGGTGACTGACGCCGCAAAAGGGATGGCCCGGGCACCAATAGATTTTCACTTTGCGAAGTTGGGGCGATTAGGTGGCGAAGCGCGGGCAAAGAGTGAATGGCTGCCGTGGCCGCTCGATAACGTCTGGCTCGGCGTGTCCGTCGAGAACCAGCACTGGGCCGACGAGCGCATACCGATCCTGTTGGCCACGCCGGCAGCCGTCCGTTTCCTCTCCTGCGAGCCGCTGTTGGGGCCGCTAGACCTGACGCGGATTAAGTTGCCTAAGCCGCCGCCCGATGCGTGGCTGAAACCCCTCGGTGAGTTCCAAGAGGAGATCGATGCGTTAGCCCGCGAACACATGGACTCAATGGGCTTCGTGCGCCGCCTCAAACATGGCATCGATTGGGTGATTGCTGGCGGCGAGTCCGCTGGTCCTGCGGAGCGGGCGCTGGTCGAGCGCTGCATATGTGGGTGTCACGGTCATTTTGGCCACTATTCCTGTCCTTGTGGGAGCGAGTCCGAGGACGCTTCTCCCGCGGCGTGGATACCCAAGCCCGAAGCCCTGGCCTGGGTGCGCTCTCTGCGCGACCAGTGCGTCGCAGCCGGGGTGCCCTTTTTCTGGAAGCAATGGGCCGGTCCTCGGCCGACCTCCGGTGGGCGGCTCCTGGACGGCCGTACTTGGGATGAGGCGCCGGCATGAAGGCACCTGTCCTTCACCGGCTCTGTATGCGTCCTGGCTGTGGTAAGCCGGCAGCGGTCTTAGAGGGCAAGGCTTTAGAGCAAGCCCACCGTCAAGGGGTGACGGTGGATTACCTTCCCAGGCTCTATTGCCGGGAGTGCGAAGGAAAGATCGAGGTACAGGAGTGAGGCCCTGCATCAATGACCACATCGATTCCGCGCTGTGCTGGCGCTGTTCAGATCAGGTGGGTTGGTGGGCCGAAGCACGCCAGAAGGCTGGGATTGAGCTGTACGAAAGGAGAGAACTTGATGGCCACGCCCCCTTATCAGCTCTTGAGGCCGACCGACCCGGACCTGGGGTGGACGAGTTTCTCCATCGCGTTCAGGCGCGACAGCAAGACCCTTCATATGTTGTATCCGCCCAACATTCCGGACGAAGACCTAGCGCTCGTAATCATGGTGCTCCAACGGGAAGCCCGGAGGCGGCTGGCGTCCTACAAGACATCCAAGAGTGGGAGGCTCGGGTAGACGACTTTTGGTCCGAGCATCCTGACCTGACTCGTGCTCAAGCACGGGAAACTCTGCGCCGGCGAGAGGCGAAGCATGGCTAGGACTCGCGACATCAAGCCCAGCTTTTTCAGTAATGAAGACCTTGGCGCTTTACCAATGGCGGCCCGCCTGCTCTATATCGCCCTGTGGCAGCTCGCGGACCGTGAAGGTCGACTAGAGGACAGACCGTCTCGAATCAAGGCGTATGCCTTCCAGTATGACAAGCGCGGGATCGACATCGAGGGATTGCTGGCGGCCCTAGAAGCCAAGCACTTCGTCCGCCGCTACGAGGTTGAGGGGGTGCGGTGTATCTGGATTCCGACATTCCAGAGGAACCAGCACATTCATCCGCACGAGGCGACGAGCACACTCCCCAGCCCTCCAGAGGCCGTAATCGCGACAATACCGGGAATGTCATTACATGGAGAGACTTGTACTGACAAGTCATTACATGTAGAGACTTGTACTGACAAGTCATTAAATGTCGCCTTGCTCTCTGAGCCTTCTTTTCCCTCTTTGCCTTCTTTGCCCTCTTTGCCTTCTAGTGATCTTGAGCAGCAGCAGCTGCGCCCGAACATTTTCAGCCTTTACGAACAAGCGTTTAGTGGCGGCTTGAACGGGATGCTCAGGGAGGAATTGCTTGCTCTTGAGCAGGAGCATCCGCCGGACTGTGTTGAGCATTGCTTCAAAGCTGCGGCCTTAGCACAGCCTCGGCCGCGGAGTGTTTTGTGGGTGAAGGCGCGTCTTGAAGCGCACAGGAGGGATGGTTGTGGCGGCAACGCAAACGGAACAAATCGCGGCAAGTCAGCAGCGGGCGCAAATACCTCGCGAGTGGCAGCTCGAATTCGCGGAGTGGGCCAATGACAGCCTTCAAAGCCTCTCGGTTGACCCCGTGGCTCACACGAACGTGCGGACCTATGCGCGGTGGGAGTTGGAGCATCGGCGGGCGTTCGAGGTGCTGATTGAGATGCACCCAGAGACCGGGGTGGCGATTCGGTTGGTGTCGGACGCCGACCTTGATGCTTTCGATGCTGCCATGGCTCGCGTCAAAGAGCGAACTCGGCAGCGATTCGGAAGCGTTGAGGACGGTCCAGGAAAGGAGTGAGTGATGGCTGAGATGATACGCGCATGGCATTTCCTGCGCGACGACATGAGGTCTGGTTCGGGTGCTGAGCCTGCCTGGACGGAGGGGGAGGAGCGCACGATCACGGGGCGGCTCAAGCTCTGTGATCGCGGCTACCATTCGAGCCCAACGCCCTGGGACGCATTGCAGTACGCGCCGGGCTCGATGCTGTGCCTAGTCGAAATTTCGGAGCCCGTGAAGCGAGACAAAGACAAGGCGGTGAGCCGGACAAGGCGGCTTGTGCGGGCCATCAACATCGAGCGCGAGTTGCGGCTGTTCGCCTGTGATTGCGCCGAGAGCGCGGTGGAGATCGTGAGGACGCGGGGCGCGAAGCCCGACCCGCGCAGTCTCGCCGCGATAGCCACCGCACGCCGCTTTGCCAACGGCGAGGCGAGCGTTGAAGAGTTAGATGCCGCTGCCACGTCCGCCGCCGAGGCCGCCAGGGCCGCCGCCGAGGCCGCCTGGGCCGCCTGGGCCGCCTGGGCCGCCGCCGAGGCCGCCTCGGCCGCCAGGGCCGCCAGGGCCGCCGCCGAGGCCGCCAAAGCGCAGTTCAACGAGATGGCAGAGGCTCTGTTTGAAAGGACTTCGGCATAGGTTACGGAGGCCAGGCGCGCACGGCCCTCGTCACGATTGCGCTCCTGGTCCTAGTGTTCGTAGGGAGGTTCGATGGAAACAATCGCGATAGTGCTCTTGATGGTGGCGATAATTCTGGGCCTGATCAGTCAATGGCTGTGGATGGCAGAGGCTCGGCGCTGGAAGGCCAGAGCGATGAAGGCGGAGGCGTTTCTGCCGCGCCCCGGCTCCCTCAGGTAGCCGTAGATGCTGTCCCCGCTGCTCCTGAGCCTATTCCTGCTCCTGAGCCTGATGCGCCGGCGTGGGTATGGCCGTCTGCTGCTGAGGTCGAGGCGCTTATCTGTTCGTACTCATGGCCCTGTGGCGAGGCGCTTGCCGTGGTCTACGGCCCGACGCCGCCGAACGAGAGGGCACCGGTCGGCTGTCCTAATGGGGAGTCCGGCGGCAATCCATCAGCTAGCAACGGAGATCATGCTGGCCTCTTCCAAATCTCGCGGCGATGGCACGAATGGCGGTTCCTCCGTCGTGGTTGGACTTGGGCCGATGCCTTCGATGCCGAGCGCAACATCGCCGTTGCCTACGAGATTTGGGTTGACAACTCCGGGTGGTCGCCATGGTCGTGTAAACCATGAGTCAGGTTCAGGAGGGTGAAGTGAGCGTCATCTTCCGGCGGCGCCGACCAAGGCTAGAACATGATCGTCTGCGCTGTGCGGGCAAGCGTGTTTATTCCTCTTGGCCTGCCGCGGAACAAGCTTCGTGCGCCACTGGTGATCCATGAAGGCGGCTGGTCATGAGTAACGACTACATCAAAGCCCGGTATTGGGAGCGTTACGGGTATGGGAGGGGAGACATGAGGAGATACGAGGAGATCGGACGCATTGCGGAGCTAGAGCTTCTAGCTCGTGAGCTGGCCGAGGCGCTACGGCGCTCCGATTCGACGCTCTCCAGCA